GTCACAATCCTACCGCGTTCCATTCCTAGTACACCAACTGGCAGAACGGGTCGTGTCCCGTATCGGTAAGCGCTTCCTTAAAGAATACAAACCAAAGGTCGATGAATACGGTTCGATACGCCGTATCTTCAGCGTCGAAGAGATAGACATGTCAGAAGGATCGTGGCTCATCCTCGCCCAAGCCGGATACCAGCTACAGCCCGTAGCCGCCGAACTCCGGTCCTCCGGATACCTGTTCATCAATCGCGGCCATCGCTCCATATCCGAAAAGATATCCGACGCCGTTAACGGTTGGGAACAACTGCGCAAAGGCAAAGAAATCACAGGAGCCGTAGCGCGTAAAATATACAGCTACATGTCAACTAAAGACCGCGTGAAAAGAGGCTTTAAAACCCTGACCGCCGTCGAAGATACAGACTTCGTAACCCTCGAAACACTGACCGCGGACCACGGACTTTTAGCAACACAAGACATGGTATGGCATATTGCCATGGACCGCGTACCAGAAAGCGACAGAGCCTATATCATTGCAATGCTTCGACGAGGCGAGCGCTTTAACGGCGAGCCACGCATAACCGTGTCAACGATACACGGGGCAAAGGGCGGAGAGGCGGACAACGTAGTTCTATTCACAGACCTTTCCCCCGCCGCCGAAGAACAAATGAATGTTAACCCAGACGACACGCACCGCGTATTCTATGTGGGCGTAACTCGCGCTAAACAAAGCCTGTTTATCGTGGAACCTCAAGACTTCACAAGGAGTTATGATCTATGAAACAACAAGAACGTTTTGAATTTATAGAGGCCGAGATTGACCGAGCCTATGTTCACGCTGATGACGAATGGAAACAAGAGTATTACCAGAACGCCGCTAAATATCTAGCTGAACACAAGATTGTTGAAGGCGGAAAGATTTGTGCCTTTTGCAGATCACAAGGGATGGCTGATCCGCACCACCATAACGTTTGGGGTGCAATGATGACATCTCTAAAAAAACTAGGGTGGGTCGAGAAGATAGGAATGGTCCGCCCAACTACACGCCACACGCATATTAACGAAGTATGCCAATGGGAAAGCAAACTATTTAAGGGAGAGAAGACGTGAATTGTTGGCATTGTAAGACAGAACTTATTTGGGGAGGAGATCACGATTGTGAGGATGACGAAGAGCATTCTATGGTCACAAACCTCTCATGCCCTAAATGCGAGAGCTTTGTATTAGTTTATTATCCAAGGGAGAAAGAAGATGAAACGTGATGAAATACTGGATTTGTCAAAAGAACTGATAAACGGCCAACGCGCCAAAGACTACGGCGATGCGTTCGACAACCACAACAGAATAGCGGAGGGTTGGAACATAATTACAAACAGCGCACTGGTAAGCCACGGCGCACTGACCGCGCAGCACGTTGTATTAATGATGGATTGGGTGAAGACAGCACGGCTACTTAACACTCTGGATCACGATGACTCTTGGATAGATAAAGTTGGTTACAGCGCTCTTGGTGGCGAGTTCTCACAAAAGAACGAAATGATCCAAGAGATAGAAGCAGTAAAGAGAAAGTTACAAAAATGAAGCTTAAAATAGCCAGCCCTTCGCTAAAGTCAGAGTGGGTTCCGCCCGCAGAACTTCCAGACCTAACAGGCGCAAGCACAATCGCTATCGACGTAGAAACCCGTGACCCTAACATCAAAACAAGCGGTCCCGGCTGGGCTGTAGGTGACGGTGAAGTGGTCGGCTATGCAGTGGCTACAGCAGATTGGGCAGGCTATATTCCTACAAGACACCGTGGTGGCGGAAACCTAGACGAAAAGATAGTCAATCGCTGGCTCAAGAAGGTCTTTGACTGCCCCGCCGATAAAGTAATGCACAATGCGCAATATGACGTAGGTTGGATCAAACGTATGGGGTTTGAGATAAACGGGCGGGTAATCGACACAATGGTCGTCGCTTCGCTGCTAGATGAGAATAAGTTTTCCTACGCCCTTAACTCTTTGGCGTTTGAGTATCTGGGCCTCGCAAAGAACGAAAGCCTACTTAGAGAAGCAGCCAAAGAGTTTGGCTTTGATCCCAAGGCTGACATGTGGAAAATGCCCGCCATGTACGTCGGACCCTACGCCCAGACAGATGCAGAAGTTACCCTGCAACTCTGGGACTACCTAAAAGTAGAGATCGGCAAGCAAAACCTCTGGAATATCGTCAACCTAGAGCTAGATTTGCTCCCCTGCTTGGTCAACATGACTTGGAGAGGCGTCCGCGTTGATATGGACAAAACTGAAAGAACGCGGGACGCGATCCTAAAACGCGAGAAAACTGTGCTAAAAGAGATCAAAAGCTTAGTTGGCCGTGACATAGAGATTTGGGCGGCGAATTCTATAGCAGAAGCCTTCGATGACCTAGCAATACCTTACCCAAAGACAGAAAAAGGTGCGCCGTCGTTTAAAAAGCAGTTTTTAGCAGATCACAGCGAGAAATTACCACAACTGATCGTCCAAGCTCGCAGTTTAAACAAAACCAGCGGAACTTTTATCAATAATATCCTAAAATTCTGCCACGGCGACGGTCGAGTGCATTCGCACATCAATCAGATCAGAGGAGACGACGGGGGCACAGTTTCTGGTAGATTTTCTATGAATAACCCTAACTTACAACAAATCCCGGCCCGCGATCCGGAGATCGGGCCACTTATACGGTCGTTGTTCCTGCCAGAAGAGGGGGAACAGTGGGCGGCAATAGATTACTCGCAACAAGAACCGCGCATCTTGGTTCATTACGCCCATGTATATGGAAAGAGCCGCGGGATTGCTTTGCGAGGTGTTGAGGAGTTTGTAACAAGCTACAGAGAAAACCCAGACATGGATTTTCACACAATGGTTGCGGAAATGGCAGATATCCCTCGGAAACAAGCAAAAACCATCAATCTGGGCATGATGTACGGCATGGGGGTCGCTAAACTGGCAGATCAGCTAGATATCGACACAAGCGAAGCTAAAGGCTTGGTTAAACAGTACCATGACCGCGTACCGTTCGTAAAAGCACTGATGAATGGCGTTACAGAAAGACTGAACAGCAAGGCCAGCGGCGGCGCGATAAGCTCAATCTTAGGTCGTAAGTGTCGGTTTAATCTTTGGGAGCCAGACTCTTTTGAGATGACCAAAGCTATGCCGTACCAAGAAGCAGTGCTTGAATATGGTGACACATGCCGTCTCAAGCGGGCGTTTACTTACAAAGCGTTGAACAGACTTATCCAAGCGTCCGCCGCGGACATGACCAAGAAAGCCATGGTTGATTTGTACAAAGAAGGGTATCTTCCAATGCTTCAAGTGCATGACGAACTGTGCATGTCAGTAAAAACCAGAGAAGAGGCAGAAGCTATTGCCAAGATCATGGTAAATGCAGTACCATTAGAAATCCCTAGCAAGTGTGACGTTGAAGTAGGTCCAAGCTGGGGTGAAGCTAAATAAGCTTCGCGGTTTACTGCTCATCCACCGCCTACTTCTAACTGCCCTTTTGTCTGGTCAGGTTTCGCACTGCAACGACAAAAGGGTTTTTTCTTGCAGGTTCCCATAAACTCCTATATGATCCTATTGAAAACGACAAAAGGTAAACCCAATGGATACTACAAAATGGAAAAGCGTCCTTGTGCCCATTGAGGTGTACAAAGAGATTAAAGAACACTCTGTTGTTAACGGTAGAACAATAAGTGGACAACTTAGGGTCATGTTTGATGTTTATTCGAAAAGTAAGGATAAAACACTTGACGCATCCCATAAAATCGCTTACAAATAGCGCAGACATTCTCCAAATGTTTCAAAAAATGTTAAAGCCCTCAGTTTATTGTCCAAACTGAGGGTTTTTTCTTGTGTAAACTATTTACTTGACATTCTCCCATACCATATTTATTCTGTATTCATTGAAACAGGAGAAATGTAATGGAAACTTATACACTAGATATTAAGGGCGGGTTGCCAATTAAGCTAACCGCAGAACATACGCTAGGAAACTTAGAAGGTATTGACAAGACAATGCGTAAACCCCATTGGGGACCGCACTTGTTTCGATTAAAAAGCGGGGAAATGGTTTTGTATATCGGCCTCATGCATAACTGTGGTCAACAAAAGAATTTCTTTGGTAAACTATATATGAACGTTGAAGATCTAAGCTCTGAAAATATTCTACAAATATTTGGCAATACATATTCTTCACATGCAATGAATATTATTAAAGCACTTGG